AGCGATGAATTGCAAGTAGTCTACAACCAATGTCAGATATTCAAGACTCCTCTTCAAATTACTGATACTTTGCTAGAAGAATCATTAAGAGGTGAATCATCTGAATTATCCAGACTAAGGGATCAAAAATCACAAGAACATAAGATTCAAAAAGAACGTGCGTTCTTATTTGGTCGTTCGCCAATTAACATAAGCGGTGGTTTTAATGATGGCTCAACTTCATCTACAGATTATCATCTATCAGATGCTAATGGGAATCGTGTTCGTTCTTGTATGGGTGTAATTCCTGCAATTGAAAAGCATGGTGCTGCATCAGGTGCTGACCAAAACAGATTCACAATTTCAGAAGCAAGTTACGCTTATGGTGAATTTGTAGACGACATGGAAAAAGTGTTCCAATACGTTCCTGAAGCTGGTGTTAAACGTGCTTTTTGTGGAATGGGTGCAATGAGCTACTTTTCTAAAATGTCTGGTGCTTCTGGTCTTGCAGGTAATTCTGGTTGGACTGTAAACCTTGGTGATATGAAAAGAGATGCTCTTGGTTTTAACTATAGGGTTCTTGAATCACCTCATGGTGCATTGCAGTTAATTCCAACTCCAGTTCTAAGAGATGCGTACAACAAAACTATGCTTGTAGTTTCAGATGAAAATCTGTTTCATGCACAGTATAGAGCGCCAAAGTTCCAAGCTAACATCTTAACTGATGATGCTTACGATGGTGTTAAAGACCAGTACATGTCTGATGAAGGAATTGGCGTAACGCTAATTGAAAGTCATAAGCTATTCAACATCACTGCGTAAGGGAGGTTAATTATGGCTAGACCTTATTTAGGTGGTTCAAGTGCAGGTGTAGAGCAAATAGCTTCGGCTACAAGTCTTGGCATAGCTGATAGTGGTAAGGTATTTATTGTATCTCAAGCAAGTGCTTATGATATAACATTACCAACATTGGCAAAAGGTAAAGGCTTTAGTTGTCGGTTTATTTTAGGCACTAAAGGTGGAAATGCTGTTAATGTCGTTGGCGGTACAGCAGACAAAATATCTGGTATAGAAATGGGAGCTGGTAGTGGTTATAATGCTGCTATTACTGCCGATTCAGATATGGTGACTTTTGCTGCAACAGAAGCTGAAGTAGGCGATTGGATTGATGTAGTATGTGATGGTTTAAACTATTATGTAATACATGGAGCTGAAAATGCGGCTGGTGCTACACATAGCGGTTAATAGAAAATAAAAGAGTGAGGGGCTTTATGCCCCTCCTCTTGTGGGAAAATAATGGCAAAGAAAAAAACAGTAAAAAAGAAAGCGGTCAAACCGAGTAAAAAAAAAGACCCAGTTATGGACGCTCTAAGAAAGCCTATTAAAATTTTATAAAAAAATGGTGAGGTTAAGACAAGTGGAGGTTCGTGAAACCAAAATGTATCAAGATCTCACCTAAGCTTTAAATAAATATGTATCAAACATTTGCAACAAGAATAGTATCATTAGTAGGAGACGCAATTACTTCTAATACAATAGACCAAGATGCATTTACTGAATGGCTAACTGAAGAAGCTATGAATGCTATTGATATTATGAATCCAGAAATGCTTGTATCAGCTTCTTCTACACATAGGTTTACAGAAGCAGAGCAATTAAACGATGTTGGTAAAAATGTAAATGCTACTGTTGATTCTTCAGCAAGTAGTTTTGTCTTAACTGCTCACAGCCCTCTTTATGCAAAAACTGGTTCAATTTTAGCTTTCAAAGCATCTGGAGTAGTGCAACCTGAGAGGGTAAAAGTTATTTCTATTTCTTCAACAACTGTAAATATTGAAAGAGGAGTAAATGGTACAACTCCTGCTGAAATAACTGGAGGTTGGGATGTTTTTGTTGTTTTAGAAAAATCATTTAATACTAGAAAATTTAAGTTATTAGAAGTGAATAGAAATGGGTACAGTGCTAATCTTATACCTAGTGGTTTAGTTCAACAATCTAACGACCCTAATTCAATACATTTTGCTACAAAAAGAAGTCCTTCTTATTTTATAAAAAGCGGGAATATACACATTAGACCTTTAGTTACTTTGTATGAGCAAGGTGAAATAATAGGATTGACTTATCCTGTAGTTAAGTACAATATGAAATCAACTACTGATCTTCCTATTCAAGCTGAAGATTTTATTGTTACTGGTGCTGCAAGAAAATACCTAGTTAGGTCTATGTATGAAGAGTTTTCTCAATTACCTGCAGGAATAACTAAACCTTCAATAGCGGGTACAGCAGAAGAACTTACTACTACGTTAAGTACAGGTAATACAAAAACAGATTTTAGTGATTGGTTTGAAATTGCAGGTGATATGATACAGACAGATGAAGATGTTGAATTAGCATCTGCTCAATTACAAAAAATTGGTACATATATACAAACTCATCAAGAAGAGTTATCTGCAAAAAACACAGTATTTGCAAGTGCATTACAACGAGCTACAACTAAATACAATTGGTTTATAACACAGTACGATAAACTCACTTTAATGTATAATGAAAAAGCACAAATACTTAGAGGTGTACAAGCATGACACAAGCACAAATGATTGAAATTATACAACAACATCATCCAGAAATGGGAGAAGCGCAAATACGTTTGTATTTAAATCAAGCTTTAGATGTGTTTTGTAGAAAAACAGAAATACTGCAAACGCAATGCGTTACTACTAGTGTTTTAAATAAAAGATATTATGATATAGACGCTTTAGGAAAAAAGTTTATTAAGATTGAACGAGTAGAGTTTGATAAAACAGAAATTAGTCAACTATCAGGTCGTCCTGACAAATACAGTAACTCATAATGCCAAATATAACAGAAAAAGTATGGTGGATAGAAACAGAGTCAGAGTCTTCAAATGAAGTTAATGACCCTCAATTAGGGTTAGCTACTTATTCAAGAATAGGAGACAATGTATCTTATACTCACTTAGAAGCAAGTAAAGAAATAAAAGTATATGGTTCAGTTTATGATGAAGATTTTATAGCTGAAGATACAGGTACAGGAATTGGAATGAATGAAACTCCAAACATTCCTGTTGATTTTCATGATGCTTTAACGCATTACGTTATTATGAAAGGTTACGAAATGAAACCTGAAGCTATTCAATTAGCACAATATTTTGAAAACAAATGGAACATGTGTATTAACGATGGTAGGGAATACACAAACACAGATATGCAAGGCTCTACGCCTTCAATAGTTCCATATGATTTTTAACCAATATGACCATGAGACAAGTCACGCTCGGTAAGTCATAAGCAAGGAGAAACAAGATGGCATTACATAAATATTCAGTCAATGAATCAAACAACATTGGACTAGGACAAGCAGGTTCTATATTAGAAACAGGAACTACTGCTGTATCAGGAAAAGAAATAGTAGCTATTACATTTCTAGAAGATGCAGTATTTAGTCTTCTTACGCCTGAGAGTGGGACTAGTTTATATATAGGAAACTCTAACAATAATGGAGATAGTACAGCTAGTGTTACGTTTCCACAAGGAGTTACAATTTTTGGTCGTTGGTCTGCTTTTACTTTAGCAAGCGGTTCAGTAGTAGCATACTTAGGCTAGATTAATGCTCGGATTAGCAGCAAGCCTAGCTAAAGGGGGGGCATCCCTTTTAACATACGTTAAGGACAACCTCAAGTTATACCTCGACTTTAAATCAAGTAGGTCAGACACACTTGCATTTCCATCAGAGGGTTCAACTTTGTTTGATGCAAGTGGGGATTATATAAAAGTTCCTCATAACGATAGTTTAAATCTTAGCACATCTGATTTTACTATTTCATTTTGGGTAAAATCTCCATCAACTACGGGTAGCAATATGATGATAGTTGATAAATACCACAGTAATGTTGGATTTAATATTGATTGGCACACTTCTAATAAATTAAGAATTTATATTAAAGATGGGACTGATGATTATTATAGTTACGCAAACCAAACATTGTCTTTTGGGGTATGGTATCATTTTG